AAGTGGTGGGTCAAGGAGATTCAGCATGGAAGGTGGACAGTTAAAGAAGCAGCAGAGAGAATTCTTGATACAGCAATTGATCACGAGGTTACAAATGTTGGTATTGAAGCGGGTAGCCTCAAGAACGCACTTATGCCATACCTTACGGACCTAATGCGTACACGTGGTAGGTGGGTAGTTATTAATGACGTAACCCACGGTGGTCGTAAGAAGACTGAACGTATTACATGGGCCTTACAAGGAAGGCTGGAACATGGTAAAATACAGTTTAATTATGGCTTTTGGAATCGCGACTTTATTAATCAAATGATGGATTTTCCAAATAGCCGTTCACATGACGATCTCTTGGATGCACTGGCCTACATTGATCAGGTATCCACTGCAGATTTCATTAATGACATTGAAATAGATGACTGGGAGCCACTAGATGCCTACGCAGGATACTGATTTTACTACCTATAATGCCCTAGCAACATGGGTAATGGACCGTGTAGAACAGTGGAGAACCCACCGGGACACTAATTATCAGGAAAAATGGGAAGAATATTACCGTCTGTGGAGAGGAGTGTATGATCCCGGTGATAAAACCCGTGATTCAGAGAACTCAAAGTTAATTTCCCCTGCACTTCAGCAAGCAATTGAAGCCACTGTAGCAGAATTGGAGGAAGCAACCTTTGGATCTGACCAGTGGTTTGACCTCCGGGACGACATGTTGGACCAGTCACCGGGTGATGTTGGTTATTTGAAGAAACTTCTAAAGGAAGATTTAGAAAAAGAAGGCATTAAGGAAGCAGTATCCGAGATTTTCCTTAACGGTGCCATCTACGGTACCGGTATTGGTAAGATTCTGGTGGAGGAGAAAACAGAATTCTACCCAATGCAGCAACCAATCCCCGGAACCATGGCAACTCAGACCGTTGTACAGGAAGTTCCGTACATTTGCGTTAAGATTGAACCAGTATCCCCACAAGAATTCCTAATTGACCCCGTAGCTACCCATGTTAATGAAGCGTTGGGGTGTGCAACGGAGATGATGAAGCCCCGTTACTCTATTATTAAGGGGGTTAAGGATGGAGTCTATGAAGATGTGGCTATTGGTAGCTACAGTGATATTGACGATGATTATGATTTTGAATCAGGAACGGTAGAAGAGGATGATCAAGTTAAAATCACTGAATATTGGGGCCTAATTCCTAAAAAATACATTAATAAAAATTCTGCCTTTGATGAATTTGACTATGATGAAGACGAATTAGTTGAAGCAGTAGTTACTATTGCAAATGATTCTACATTACTGCGTGTGGTTGAGAATCCTTTCATGATGAAGGACCGTCCCTTCATTAGTTACCAGCATGACCGTGTACCGGGTAAGTTCTGGGGACGTGGCGTGGCTGAAAAAGGCTACAATATGCAGAAGGCATTGGATGCTGAACTCCGTAGCCGTATTGATGCACTGGCATTGACCACTCACCCAATGATGGGCATTGATGCTACCCGTATTCCACGTGGTGCGAAGCTGGAAGTACGTCCCGGTAAGACCATTCTAACCAATGGGGACCCTGCAACGGTACTACGTCCAATGAATTTTGGTCAGTTACAGGCACATACCTTCCAAGAATCAGCAGAATTGGAACGTATGCTGTCCATGGCAACCGGTGCCTTTGATACTGCCACGTCTACTGCGGCACAGCCACGTAATGGTACGGCCAGTGGCATGTCCATGATTCAGGCTGCAAGCATTAAGCGTCAAAAACGTACGCTCATGAACTTCCAGAATAACTTCCTGATCCCGATGTTGAATAAAACCATCAATCGGAAGATTCAGTTTGACCCACAGCGTTATCCGCTCATGGATTATAAGTTTATTCCGTATAGCACCATGGGTATTATGGCCAAGGAACTGGAAATGACTCAAATGATCCAGCTTTTATCTGTAATCCCACCGGATAGCCCTGCACATAAGGCATTGGTAATGGGTGTATTGGAGTCCAGTAGCGTACAGAATCGTGAAGACCTTCTTCAGATGTTGATGCAGCCTGCAGATCCACAGGCACAGCAAGTGCAAATGATGGCAATGCAGTTACAAATGCAACAGGCACAGGCAGATATTCAAGAAACGCAGGCCAAGGCTCAAAAGTACATGGCTGAAGCTGCAGAAAAGATGCCATCGGATGTTAAGCAGCAAGAAAAACTCCTTGATATGCAGAAGAAGATGTTGGATCTACAGAAGTCTGCAGTTGAGATTGAAAATACTCGTAGTGAAACTATGCGTAATATTCCTGAAATGGAATTGATTCAGAGTAAGGCTATACTCAATCTTGCCAATGCACGTAAAGGTAGTGTATAATCATGGCTAAGAACGATAATGATTTCTTTAACGATAGATTAAAACTATTTGAACAAGAAGGCTGGGCAGACCTAGTTGGTGAACTAGAAACTCTGTCCTTAAACCTAAACGATGTTCGGTCTATCGAAAACGAAAAGGACCTTTACTTTGTGAAGGGCCAGTTGAGTATGATCCAAATGATTATTAATCTGGAGGATTCTACTCGTGAGGTAATGGATAACTCTTAATACCGGAGTCCATTAATTTTTTACTCCACAATCCAAAAGGACGGAGAATACTATGGTAAATATTGTTGATCCTGAAGTAGAAGGTAGTGTTGAAGCGTTTGACGAAGTTGAAGTAGATACCCCAGAGGTAGAAGAGTATGAACTTCCCGAGAAGTTTCGGGGCAAAAGTCAGAAAGAAATCATTGATGCCTACTCTAATTTAGAGAAGGAACTTGGACGTAAAGGCCAAGAAGTCGGTGAGCTTCGTAAACTAGCAGATCAATTCCTTCAATCAAAGGTAAATCAACCAGAACCTGAACCTGAAGAAGAGATTGATTTCTACGAAGATCCTAAGAAAGCTGTTGAACAGTTATTGAAAAAGGATCCTCGTCTGAAAGAAGTTGAATCACAGGCAGCCGCTATGAAGGCACAAGCTGCTATGCAGAAACTGCAAAGTACTCACCCAGATTATATGGATGTTGTACAGGACAGTGCGTTTCAGGATTGGGTTAAAGGGTCAAAGATTCGTATGCAGTTATTCCAAGCAGCGGATCAATATGACTTTGATGCTGCCAATGAATTGCTTGGTACATGGAAAGAACGTTCCATGATCAACAAGACAAAGGAAGCTGAGGCTGAACAGGAAGCCGACCGTAAGGCTGCACTCAAGGGTGCTAAGTCTGAAAGCCGTTCCTCCGGTGAAGCTAAGGCCGGCAAGAAGATTTATCGTAGGGCCGACCTAATTAGATTGAAACAAACGGACCCGAACCGTTATGACATGTTAGCAGATGAAATCTACGCAGCATATGCAGAAGGCCGGGTCAAGTAAACTTTTAGTGGGGCTACGGCTCCGCCTCGTTAAGGAGTATTAAAATGGCACTTGGTTCAAACCATAATACCACTACCACTGCAGCGAATTTTATTCCTGAACTGTGGAGTGATGAAGTAATTGCAGGTTACAAGAAGAATCTTGTAGTTGCAAACGTTGTTACCCGTATGTCCCACAAGGGCAAGAAGGGTGATACCATCCACATCCCGGCACCGACCCGTGGCGCAGCTAATGCTAAGCAGGCATCTACTCAGGTTATCCTGAATACTGCCACTCACGGTGAGAAGCAGGTATCTATCAACAAGCACTACGAATATTCAGTCCTGATTGAAGACATCGTAGAAGTACAGGCACTGCAGTCTCTCCGCCGTTTCTACACGGATGATGCTGGTTATGCACTGGCTACGCAGGTTGATACTGACCTCGTAAACCTGTGGGCTGCTCTTCAGGGTGGTTCTGCATACAGTGCTGCTGTCATCGGTGGTGACGGTACGACTGCATGGAGCGGTACTGCAAACACCAACACCGGTAATGGTACTGACATTGGTGATGCAGGTATTCGTAAGATGATCCTTGCTCTGGACAATGCAGACGTTCCGATGGACAACCGTGTACTGGTTATCCCGCCGATCGCTGCTAACGACCTGCTCGGTATCAACCGTTTCACTGAGCAGCAGTACATCGGTTCTGGTGATGCAATCAAGACTGGTAAGATCGGTATGATCTACGGTGTTGACGTGTATGTATCCAGCAACTGCCCGACTGTAACTGCAGCCGACACCTCTACCGACTACCGTGCCGGTGCTCTGTTCCACAAGGACGCTTTCGTACTTGCTGAGCAGATGGGTGTTCGTTCACAGACTCAGTACAAGCAGGAATATCTTGGTGATCTGTTCACCGCTGATACCCTGTACGGTGTATCTGAGTTGCGTGACAACGCTGGTATTGCTTTCGTAGTACCGTCTACCTAAGAGTTGTCTTAACTCTGCCCCCGGGAAACCGGGGGTTTTATTAAGATGGCTTATAGAATCAGATTTGGACTTATAAAACCTACCGAGGTTTCGGATAAGGTTATTGTAAAGAATCCAAACTATGGCATTAGAATAGGACAATGGGGAAGCCGGGAGGTTACCCCCAATCCTACCAAGCAATATTTACTCAAGGACTTCTACCAAAAGCTGGAAGAGTCAATCCTTAGAGAAGGTTTCCGGAATCCAATATTCTGTAACTCATTGGAAGAAGGGACCTTTTGTCGTTATGGGACTTCCAGATTATGGATTGCCCGTAGGCATAACTTAGAGATTCCTGCTATAATTGCAGACTATAATGACAGGTGGAATGATTTTGAGGAATTATTCTCAGAGGAAGAAATCCGAAATAAATTTACTGATCAGCCAGAGATCATAGAAATCTCGAATCAGGAAATGAGGATTGATGCCTGTCCTCATAGCCATTTGCAGGAGTAAGTATGCCAGTTTATGAATATAAATGCACAGACTGTGGAGAAGTAACCGATGAATTACGATCCATGTTTGTTAGAGATGAAGATGGAGTGTGTTCTTCCTGCGGTGGTACGACCCATTATCGGGTCTCTGCACCCAGAGCCATGTTGGATGGAACAGACCCCGGATTTCCCGGAGCCTATGATAAGTGGGCTAGAACTCATGAGCGGGCTGGAGGACAGCAGTGATGGATTTATTTTCCGACTCTATTGATAGTATGGAACTTGATGTAATCAAGGATAAAATCCGTGATGTCTACCAGAAACTACTAACCGAATACTTTAAGAAGCAAGTTCCCGGTGCTTCGGAGGAAGACATTGATGCTTTCATTGAAGAGAATGCTATGGAATTTGAGGGTTCGGCTGAGGAATCTGAGGAAGTTGATGAAATTCTAGGTATGCTGGATGAGATGTTGGATGATGGTGAAGAACTGGAACCAGTAGATTCCTCGGGCAACGCACCGGATTACAAAGGACAAGAACTGCGTAATAAATCCAACGATAAAGGAACAACTCCTCTTGGAACGTATCGTGGCCTACCTACCGGTGGAATGCTTACTCC